TGGACTGTTGCAAGATTTCGAACAAGTACCAATCATTACAGGACTTGGAGAAACAGGCAGATTTATGCTACCTATCTTTTATCCTTACGGCGCAATTAAAAACGTATATTTCGTTCAACACGCCGAGCAATAAATACTCTAGATGCTCAGGCACCACTTAGGCTCACTTTACGGCACACATCAAGGCACACGTTAGAAGCGTCGAATAACCACGAGAAACATAATGGCCGGAACCAATATTGAAAAGAAAAGCCTAGAGGCGCACGTAGAGTTATGTGCTGAAAGGTATAACAGTTTGGAAAATAAACTAAACAGTCTAGAAGACCGTATGGACAAGGTTGAGAACCATCTTGTGGATATCAAAACAACATTGAGCAATCAAGACAGCAGTCAGTACAAAACTCTAGTCACAATCGGAACCACAATAATCGGGGTTCTAATCACCGGATTAATCACGTTGGGTGTACACATCGCTACTAAATAAAGTATGCGCTACGTAGAACTACTCAACAAAATACAAATGCCAATTAATAATGAGCAAGCAGATCTATTAAATAGATTTGATGTTGAACCTACGATATTCAAAAATAAACTCAATGAACGCGAGCAAGAAGTAGCACGTCAACTAACGGCACAAGATATTTTATATCGCCGTACTGAAAATGGCCAAACAACATACAAGAAAAAAACCCGTTAAAGATAATATGCCCCAAGAAGTTAGCAAGTTTGTTGACTCGGCCGCCGATTATATCCAGCACTGGACCAAGACAGAATTACGTAAAATACAAACCTCACAATTGCCAATTTGTATCCCTATTAAATCTGGGTATAAAATTGGCACATTTGTATTGCGAGTCTACAAAAATAAAAAATGTGATGTAGCAACAGAACAAGGATTGGTACACACCTTTGAAGATAAGCGTAGCGCAGTACTTTATGCAATTTATACGCTCAAGCGCCACTACAAAACCGCAGATACAATTCTAAAGTTGGATACTGAAATAAATAAAAATTATGCAGATATCCAGGCCTGGAGAAATCGTATTACCAAGGCGCAGATACAGAAAGATTATGATACTATAGATATCAGGCAAGCTAGGCTAGAAATAGCCGAGAAAACGCTAGAACAGGCCCGAATTGAAATATCAAAAATCTATCTAACTGCTAAATATAATAAAATATGGGATTTATAATATGAGACTCACTGAAATGCATACCGAGATAACACCTCGAAAAATTAACAAAGTAATGGAAAGCCGCTTTGGGTTTTCAATTGATTACGATAATTTATCTTACGCTAAAGCAAAAAGATTACACCAAGCTATCAGCGAAGATATGCAAAGTATTCGCAAAAGCTATGGTGCACATACAGTGGAAAAGAATCCCAAGTATGTTGAGCTAATGCTAGTCAAAGAAGGACTATCAAAATGGCTTAATAGCGAAGAAGGTTTATTTGAAAGCGAGATTGGTGCAAGCGAGGCTAAACTGGCTGCACAAGATATCGTTGACAGTATGCAAGACATGGTTGAGCGTATTGGTAAAATGCAAAACGAACAATTGCCAGCACTGGTTGGATCAATACGTGACCAAATTGGCATGGAACAAAGTGAAGCATTTAAAACTTCAATTAAGGGTGTATTAGACACATTATATCAAGCTGCATCTAGTGGCAAAGACCAAGCAGAACAAGCAGTACTACAACTAGCCGGCGACCAAGCTCCTGGTATGGGCGGCGGTATGGATATGGGCATGGGTGCCGATGCTGGCCTAGGTGGTGCAGATATGGGCATGGGCGCTGCTGATATGGCTGGTCCAGAAAGTGATCTAGACACAGATATGGATGCTGAGCCTGCAAATGCTGAACCAGAATTAGGACGCGAGCGCCGTTAATATGCGTATAAGAGAAATCATTCGTGAGGACCTAGATGGCTCACAAGATGTCAATCATGAAGATTTAGCCGACGCACACGGTTATGCAGATATCATGAATGTTCTTGTCTCAATGAGAGAAGAACTAATAAACACCGGACTTATTCCTCGTAAGTCAGCCGAAGATGTAGTTCATGCGGTAAATGCATTGCGTGGTGATAATAGTTTCCGTTGGACTGATCTAAACGATGCAATCAAGTCTGGGCAGTTTAATGACGTAGTTGAAAAAGTCGAGCCTGATGCAAAGACCAGTGTAAACTATGTTTACTTTACAGAACCTGACAGTCAAATCCAAGGTAGTGATACCGGAGCAGAAACTGGGGGTGCTGGAGGCGGAACAGGCGGTGGCGCCAATCCGGAAGCCACAGTTAGCAAAATGGCCAAACGTGCCGCTGGTGCTTAACCCTAAATCATAGACTTTAACAAATAAATATTGTATACTACTTAAAAGGAGTGTAACATGAAAAAAATTCTATCACTATTCATTCTAGCATTGAGCCTAACTGCCAGTGCCGAAGGCTGTTGCTATCGCGGTGGCTATTACCATCATGGATACAGTGGTGGTTGGGTAGCACCTGCTTTAATTGGCGGAGTAATTGGATACGAGTTGGCACAACCTCGCACAGTGGTTGTTGAGCAACCGCCCGCAGTTGTTTACACACAACCTCCAATGGTGGTACAACAACCGGGTTATGCACCTCCTCCTGTTGGCTATCATTACCAACAAATGGTTAATCCACAAACAAATCAATATCAATTAGTATTGGTGCCGAACTAAAATGAAACTACGCAAACTACGCCGTAAGTTATATGTCGCCATCTTTAGACACGATGTCAAACGTGAAAAGAAAATTTGGTACAAGTTACTTAAAAAGAGTATTAAGCACAAACACACCGAGGACATACGTTAATGGCCTATAGTCAACAGGTTATTGATCATTACGAGAACCCACGCAATGTGGGTTCGTTCTCTAAAGACGAAGAGGGTGTTGGCACTGGCATGGTAGGAGCACCTGCTTGCGGTGACGTGATGAAATTACAAATAAAGGTAGATGAACATGGCATTATTAGAGATGCTCGTTTCAAGACATACGGATGTGGTTCCGCAATCGCTTCTAGTTCACTCATTACAGAATGGGTCAAGGGCAAGACGCTGGATGAAGCAGGCAGTATCAAAAATAGCGACATCGCTGAAGAACTTGCGCTACCGCCAGTAAAGATACATTGTTCAATCTTGGCCGAGGACGCAGTCAAGGCCGCAGTAGCCGATTACAAAACAAAATACAAATTATAGAATGTACATATATATTGGGGGTGATAGTTTTTGTGCTGTAAGAGACGATGACAAAAATTATTGGCCAGCAATTCTTGCAAAGCTCACCAATCTGACATTAGAAGGTAAAGGTTTTGCTGGACTGTCTTGGTGGACTACTAGGAAGCATTTAATAAATTATATTCAATCAGATAAATTTAACGACACAGAATATTTTATATTTGTGCATACTGATTTTGATAGAGCATTGAGTGATTCGGAAATACTTTTTCCTAGTACAATAATAGAAACTTATCGTAAATATTTTCATTCGTACGATATATCAACTTGGATTAGGGAACAATGGTTTTCTGAATTAAACCAATTGTTAAAATCAAAAAAAGTAATACACCTACATGGTTTTAATGAATCAATTCCCTCCATGGAAAAACTAGACGGAGTTAATTTAACACCTTGTCTACTAGAGTTAAGTATGAATGAACTTGGGTCATCCCTCTATGGAGATAGAAGTAAATTTATTAAAGATAATAGATCAAATCATCTTTCACCAGAAAACAATCAAAAATTAGCATCATTTATTAATAATGTACTCAATGAATCTAGTAGAGAAATTAAAATATTGTTATGATTCATTTAACTAATAACGCAATAGATAAAATAAAAAAACTATTAGCCCAACGTGGTGGTGACGGTATTCGTCTTGGTGTGAAAACAACTGGATGCAGTGGTTTAGCATACGTACTAGAATATGTAGATAAGTACATAGAGGATGCTAACATAATCAACTATGCACAAAACGATTTTTCAGTTTTTGTAGATAAAAAAAGTGTTGTTTACTTGACAGGAATGACTATAGATTATGTGCGAGAAGGCCTTAACGAAGGTTTCAAATTCCTCAACCCCAATGAACGTGACCGTTGTGGTTGCGGAGAAAGTTTTAGAGTCTAATGGAAATAATCAAAGGAACCAATGGCTTTCCCTATGCTTGGAAAGCTGGTCGTGTCGAACAACTGATACGAAGTATACTGGAAAACAAAGCACAAGCGCAACTTGGTGTTGATCGTGTCATGATCATCAATCCCACCTGGATGCACGAAGACAACATAGCGCAGAACATCAAGGATGCTGATCCTGAATTTATAATCTGTCATAATTTTGTAGATCCTGTTGTACCCAAAGTATTTGAAGCAATAAAAACAAGTGGAATTCCTTATCTACTAATAGGAAATGCAGAACAATCCAGACTGGATTTTTGGGCCATGGTATGTGATTTGTATTTTCAAAACTACGAAGAAGCCGATGTACAACTACAATCAAGTGCACGTAAATTTATTTGTTTAAATCGTAAACCGCATCCACACCGTAGAAGCCTAGTAAATCGACTGTTACCACTACAAGATCAAGGCTACATCAGTCTAGGCACACCGGGCAATCCCATTGTGTTGGATGAAACGTTTGCTGACGAACAAGGCATTCGAGACGAGTATGGTAATCTAGGAGTTGATGAAACTTTTGTATCTGCAAAAATACGTAACGATATTTTCAGCGTTGGCGACACCAATATTTGGAAAAACAGTTTGTTGTGTCTAGTGACAGAAACAGAATTCAGCAATGCCAACCCCAACGATTTCTTTATCAGTGAAAAGACCTGGAAGCCGGTACTGGGACTAAGACCTTTCTTTGTATACGGACAAGCACCACTTAGACAGTATTTGAAAGCGTCGGGATTTGACATATTTGAAGACGTATTTGATTACAGTCAAATCAATGAAAACACTGGCGACGTAGAAAAGCAATCGCAGTATGCACAAGTTGCAATAGATGCAATCAATCGTGTACAAAATCCTGAACAAGACTATCGACGCTATTTTGGTCGTTGCCAAAACAACAAAAAACGTTTTCGCAGTTATGTCTACGAGCAATGGGATAAATTAAATGGACTTGACCTCACCAAATATATTTGAAATTCCAAGTTGGAGTCGTATCAGTAATCCTATTCATTATTGGAATAACAACGGGACTAGACTGATAGTTACAGTGGGCGATTCATGGACCTACGGAGACAGCCTAGGTAAAACAAGAGTACGAGACGGCGTTGATGATGAAAAATATCGGCTATCTCATGTCTATGGAAAACTGTTGGCTGAGAAACTAAAAAGTGACTGGATGAATATTGCATTGCCTGGGGGATCAAACACATTAATGTTGACCTGGTTGCGTGATTACCTTGCTATGTTTAACTCAACTGATAGAGTTACTTGTGTAATTACGTTAACTGAATCTGGTAGACACGAAGATCTAAGATTAATAGATCGAGATTTAGTAACACAACAAGCGGTACTAGAAAAGATTCTAAGTGAAACTTATGCTCAAGTGACTTGGCTAAGACTACAATATCCCAGTGTAAAATTTGTAGTAGCACACAATTTTACTGATAGCATACAAGACTTTGCTGTTGAAAAATCTTGGCTAGAAGTCATGCTTGGCAAAAAAATACAAAATGGCACACATATAGTTGTTAGTGAACACATAGCACAAATGAACTATGAAGAACGTTTTCCTGATGTATTGGATATAATGACCAAGGCAGTAGATCGATTAAATCTACTAGATAACTGTGACTATTGTTGCAATCAAGACAGTAGACATCCATTGGAAGAAGGCCACGCTATGTGGGCTGAATACTTATTAACACAAATATGATACAAGTCAATGATACAGAAATTTATATAGAAGCACAGTTCTTTGTTCACAAAGATTATAGCTTTACCGGCAAAGAACTATTGATGGATATATTTGCAGAAAATTATACCAATCAACAGATTAGAATCTATGTGCACGATGGTGAGAATCTTGAATTTAGCGGCTTCTTGACCTTTATAGAATACATTGCTGACACGTTCAAGGTTCCATACAATCATATCACCATCGAGTCTCATGGGCCAACGGGAATATTTAAAAATAAAAATCTAGCCCCAGGTATTTTTTTAAGTACTGGCTGGCACATTCCTGCATTTGTAAGAGACTTGTCTAATGCAAAGTTTGTGGGTACTACATTGGGAAGATTCAATCCTACTAGGTTTAGACTAGCATACGAAATTGATTGTGCATTTCCCAATGACAATTATACTGTATTCCAACCAAAACTAACCGATATAGAACGCAATTATAGACACGTAACAACACTATATGCCAAGGAATTGTCATGGATCAAATCAAAAACGTTTGATCAAGATATGCAAAGCCCGCACTATAGTGGCATGATAGATTGGCAACCGGGATGTGCTAGTTATCCAAATGTGTGGAACAAGTATCAAATTGAAATAGTAAGTGAAACAGATGCTCTCAGTGACTTTTGGTTTACTGAGAAAACTGCTAGGTGTTTAGCAACTGGAAAACCCTTTGTGCTACTTGCCGGCCAAAATAGTTTATTGAGATTACAACAAATGGGGTTTAAAACATTTGGCACTATTATAAATGAAGAATACGACTTTGCAAAAACTCCAACCACAAGAATTAAAAATTTGCTCGCCAGCTTGAAAGTGTTGTATAATAGCCCTAATAGAATTGATAAAATAAATGAATTATATCAGATAGCAAATGAAAACATTTCTCTATATGATAACTATACTCAAACTACAAAACAATGATAAATCCACAATACAATTATACACCTATTAGTAGAACCACAATAGATGGTAAACGACATTATTGTTTGCCTGATGGTAGCAAAGTTCCCAGCGTAACAACCATACTAGATCGTACTGCACCTGCAGAAAAACGAGAAGCATTACAAAACTGGCGCAACGCTATCGGACATGAACGTGCACAACAGATTACTACAGAAGCCGCTAACCGTGGCACACGTATGCACAGTTATCTAGAAGCATACATTCTCAGCGACGACATGAAGCCACTACCCACTAATCCTTATGCACATCCCTCATGGTTCATGGCGGCACAGGTTATACTACAAGGCTTGCCTAATGTAACAGAATTTTGGGGCAGTGAGGTTCCTGTTTATTATTCAGGCTTGTATGCAGGTACCACAGACTGTATTGGCTTATGGAAAGGAGCTCCTGCCATCCTAGACTTTAAACAAAGTAACCGGGTTAAAAAGCGAGAGAACATTGCAGACTACTTTATTCAGCTAGCGGCCTATGCAGAAGCACACAATGATACACATGGCACTGAGATTAATACTGGTGTAATTTTGATGGCAGTTCAGCCAAAACAACTGCCAGATGGCACCTATTCCACGCCAGAATACCTTGAATTTGTTGTGGAAGGTGACGAGTTTAAGTACTGGACTGAAGAGTGGATGAAACGGGTTGAAATGTACTATCTACTCACATAATGGAAAAGATTAAATTTAAACATCTTGACTTGCCTATAATACGCAGTTGCAATCTTGCCTGTGTGGGATGCATGACTCATAGCGATCATAAAAACATCAAGGGACTGGTACAAATAGAAGAAAGTCGTGAATGGTTGCAGTTTTGGAGCAAGCGTTTAGAGCCCGAGCATATAACATTGTTTGGCGGAGAGCCACTGTTACATCCGCACTTTACTGAATGGTGTTTGGCTATTAGAGAAATATGGGGGCCCGAGGTAACCATAAGTCTAAACACCAATGGCTATTATCTAGACAAGTTGATTGCAGACATAGAAAAATTATTCTGCGAGGACATTGGGTTGAGTATAGTTGTTAGTGTTCAGACCGGACACGATCCTTACCTTGGCAAAGTATATGAGAATATCAATTTGCTCAAGGATGCAATTGCACAGTACCGCAATGGCACTTGGGATTTGTGGCTAGATGAATATGAGGTAAACTACAAACGTTGGTACGGCCTTGACACCAATCGTGGCAGAAGCCGAGCTGGCTTTACTGTCTGCGATCAGTACAAACTGCATTGGTGTATGCACTATACTGGCCGGGGTGAAACAATGCGTCCTTTATATGACTACAATGATCAGTACTATGAAACCAATCATGAATTGTGTCATACTAAAAATTTTGTTACTTTGTACCGGGGCGAGATGTTTAAATGTCCTCCTATAGGTGTATTAAAACACAGTTTAGAAACCTTTAACCTAGTAGATAATCCCTCTTGGGCTCCTTATTTGCAAAATTATAACACCGTAACACCAGCTAGTACTGATCAAGAAATTGTTGCATGGTTTGAACAACAACAAAATCCCGAGAAAGTTTGTAACATGTGTGGGTTTACAGGGCCTAGCGGAGGTAGTATTTCCGGCGAATCACGTAGTCATGTATTGAAAAATTACTGGAACTATACTCTTTAAAAAGCTAAATACTAGAATATCGCTAAGGTTTACGTATGGCAATCCTACAAATTTCGCAAATTCAAATCCGTCGTGGATTACAACAAGATTTACCACAATTGGCCAGTGCCGAATTGGGCTGGAGTCTTGACACACGCCGTTTGTTTATTGGTAACGGTACTCTCGCAGAAGGTGCTCCTAGTACTGGAGTCACTGAGATTCTTACACAATACAGTAATTTTCTAGGATTTATTAACGCCTATACTTTTGCTGGGACAAATTCGGGATACACTAGTCAGACTGGAACAACCGCTCTCAATCCCGTTACTAGAAGTTTACAAAGTGTATTAGACGACACAGTAACTGTATATGACTTTGGTGCAGTAGGTAATGGTGTGGCCGATGATACAGCAGCCCTACAAAGAGCAATCACACAAATATATCCTAGTACGTTAAACAACACGTACTCTAAAGTTCAACGAACAATTAAAATACCTGCAGGTAATTATCTAATTAGTAGTGCACTATTAATACCGCCTAATTGTACCTTAAAGGGCGATGGCAAAAACAACACAATTATCAATATTGGCAACAGTGCTAATTCAGCAATCATAACCAGTGATAGTTTATTCCAATACGGTGGTAGTTTAGGTGCCGGTGGTGCAGTATACCCAGGATTTATCACTATTCAAGATATAGGTTTTAAATCAAATTCTACATCTTATGCTGTTGCTACAATTGCCAGTGTGACTGACATTTTATTTGACCGTGTACAATTTAAAGGTGGTAATTACAGTTTAAATATTACTGGTAATTCAAGCATTGTTAAACTACATGACAGTACCTTTACTGGATTTACTTTGTCGGCATTGAGTATTGCAAGTACTGTTACTGGATTGGTTTCTCGTAATGATCGTTTAGACACGTACCAGTACTCGTTGTCAACAGGAACAACAAATATCACTACACTGGCAAATGGTGCGGGATATATAAATTATCAATTACAAGACAGTTTAAACAACTATAGATTTGGAAAAATAAGCTATAGTGTATCCAATGGAGTTTGTGCATTTGAAGATGAATATACAGAGCCAGCTTCTTCATTGGGTGCAAACGTATACGCAAATAGTACAGGTACATTAAGTTGTACAGTTACTAATAGCACAACATTTAAATATTCTACTAGCCAATTTACCTAATACATGTTTCAATTAAAAGCCGACGACCGGTTTAGGTCTTGGCGTGAGTTTCGAACCAAGTTGGATTCACTCCCACTCAATTCCGCAATGAGCCAAACTGCCCAATTATGGGCAACTGCGCCATTTACTCCCTACCACCTTGACTCCACTCCAGACCATTGGCCCGATCCATGGACCTTAATTGAAGAAAATTATTACTGTGATATTGCAAAATGTCTGGGAATCATGTATACTATATCATTAACACAACACAAAAAGAATTTAACTGTAGAATATAGAGTTTATCAAGATTCGATTGGACATGAGTATAATTTAGCTTGGTTCAATCAAGGAAAATATATACTTAATTTGATATCCAGTGAGGTTGTAAATATTGAACAGTTCGATAAAACATTAAAATTAAAAAACCAATATTCTGAATCAGAATTGAGATTAGACAGTTATTAAAGAGGAATCAATGACAACAATTCAAGTAACAAAAAGAGACGGACGCAAAGAGCCGCTAAACCTAGAAAAATTACACCAAGTGGTAATTTGGGCAACTGAGGGAATAACTGGAGTAAGTGCCAGTGAAGTAGAAATAAAAAGCCACATACAATTTTATAATGGTATTAAAACTACAGATATTCAAGAAACACTTATAAAAAGTGCTGCCGATTTAATATCGGAAGAAACTCCCAATTATCAATACGTAGCCGGTAGACTAATTAACTATCATTTACGTAAAGAAGTTTATAATAATTATAAACCGTGCTCGTTACTTGAGCTAGTTAAAAAGAATACTGAATCTGGATTTTATGATCGAGACTTAATCAATTCGTATACTGAAGACGAGTGGAATCAATTAAATGCTTATATAAAACATGAACGTGATGAAACATTTACATACGTGGCAATGGAACAATGGCGTGGCAAGTACCTAGTACAAAATCGTGTTACTGGAGAAATATTTGAAACTCCGCAAATGGCATACATGTTAATAGCCGCAACACTATTTCAAAACTATCCAAAAGAAACTAGATTACAATGGGTTAAGGACTATTATGACGCTATTTCAAATTATGATGTTAGTTTGCCTACTCCGGTTATGGCAGGAGTTCGCACCCCGCAGAAACAATTCAGCAGTTGTGTTCTTATTGAGTCTGATGATAGTCTTGATAGTATTAATGCCACTAGTAGTGCAATTGTTCGATATGTAAGTCAAAAGGCCGGAATTGGTCTTGGTGTAGGTAGCATACGTGCATTAGGATCACCAATACGTAATGGAGATGCGTATCACACAGGTATTACTCCTTTCTTGAAATTATTTCAAGCCGCTACTCGCAGTTGTAGCCAAGGTGGTGTACGTAATGGTGCTGCCACTGCTTACTATCCCTTATGGCATCTTGAAATTGAAGATATGTTGGTGCTAAAGAATAATAAAGGCACAGAGGATAACAGAGTACGCCAGATGGATTATGGCGTCCAATTCAACAAATTAATGTACGAAAGACTTATTACAGGTGGCAATATTACCTGTTTTAGCCCCCACGATGTACCCGAAATGCGTGATGCTTTCTATAACGATCAAGACCGATTTAAAGAATTGTACGAGCGAGCCGAACGCAATACAAAACTACGCAAGAAAACATATCCAGCAGCAGAGTTGTTTGCTAAGTTCATGGGCGAGCGCAAGGATACTGGACGTATCTATTTGCAAAACATTGACCATGCAAACACACATAGCCCATTTGACGAAGCATTGCATCCAATCAAGCAAAGTAATTTATGTGCAGAGATTGACTTGCCTACACGTCCTCTCAAAGACATTAATGATCCCGATGGTAGAATTGCATTGTGTACCTTGAGTGCAATCAACTGGGGCAATGTTAAAAGTCCCCGGGACTTTGAGAAAATGGCAACATTGGCAGTACGTGGACTAGATGCATTACTAAGTTATCAAAACTATCCAGTGCTGGCCGCAGAGTTAAGCACACGAGAATTTAGACCGCTAGGTATTGGCGTCATCAACTTGGCCTACTTCTTGGCCAAGCACGATGTCAGTTACAGTGATCCCAAAGCACTGGCCTTGGTAGATGAATATGCCGAAGCATGGAGCTACTACTTGATCAAGGCTTCGGCTGACTTGGCACGTGAACAAGGTGCTTGCGAACTATGGCAAGAACTAAAGTATGCCGATGGTAGATTGCCAATTGACACGTACAAACGAGAAGTTGACGAGCTAGTACCACACCAAGAGCGTATGCCGTGGAGAAGTTTGCGAGAACAAATACTCAACACCGGCATTCGCAATGCCACACTAATGGCCGGAATGCCAGCCGAAACTTCGGCACAAATATCAAATGCCACAAACGGATTTGAGCCACCAAGAAACTATGTAAGTGTAAAACAAAGTAAACATGGCGCATTAAAACAAGTAGTACCTGAGTACAGAAGATTAAAAAACAAATATGAATTATTATGGGATCAAAAAAGCCCCGAAGGCTATTTAAAAATCTGTGCAATATTTCAAAAATACATGGACCAAGGCATCAGTGTCAACACTTCGTACAATCCCAAGTTCTACGAAGACGAAAAGATCCCCATGAGTGAAATGCTCAAGCATCTGGTCCTGTGCTACAAGTACGGCCTAAAGCAACTTTACTACTTCCAAACAAACGATCAACAAGGTGAAATTGACGTCAATTCAAAAGCATTTAACAAGCAAGAAACAACAACACAAGAAGCAATTGATCAAGAAGATTGCGATTCATGCGTAATCTAAGGATAAAATATGACAGTATTCAATATAAACAATAAAACAAAACACACCGAAGCCCTGGCATTTTTAGATGCCAGCGGTACCGCCAGTATCCAACGCTACGAAACTGTCAAGTATAGGCAATTTGAAAAATTGACGGAAAAACAATTAGGATTTTTTTGGTTGCCAACCGAAGTCGACACTCTACGTGATGCCAAAGACTTTAAAGACCTAACACCATTTGAACAACATATATTCACAAGCAATTTAAAAAGACAAATAGTATTAGACAGTGTGCAAGGACGCAGTCCTAACCTAGCGTTCTTGCCACTGGCAACTATTCCCGAACTAGAAACTTGGATAGCAACTTGGGCATTTAACGAAACAATACATAGTAGAAGTTATACACATATTATCCGTAATGTTTACAGTGATCCTGGTGCAGTATTTGACAGTATACTTGACATTGAGCCCATTGTAAATTGTGCTCGAGATATTAGTAAGTATTAC